AAACGTGGTGGAGGTTATCGTAAAACTTAATTATGCCTTATTCAAAGAAACAAATGAAGATCGCTAGGGTTGCAGAACCTAGAGATAAAATTACAAGAGAAGATCTTATGATCCTTCGTAAATCCAAGAAAGGTAAAAAGAAAAATGGCAAAACTTAATCTTTCACAGATGAAAAAACTGAAAGCACATTCAGTTCATCACACACCAAAGCACATGAACCTTATGAAAAAGCTCATGCGTGAAGGTAAAACATTCAAACAGGCACATACTGCTGCACAAAAACAAGTAGGTAAATGAGTCTTACTAGATGGTTTAAAGAGAAGTGGGTAGATGTCAAGACAGGTAAACCCTGTGGAAGACAGAAGGGAGATCAACGTGGCTACCCTGCCTGTAGACCATCTAAAAGAATCAGTAGTAAAACACCAAAGACTACAAGTGAAATGAGTAGTAGAGAGAAAGCAAGATTCAAGGCAGAGAAGACCAGTAGTAAAAGAATTTCTTACAATCACAAAAGGAGAAAAGGACGAAAGAGTTTAAAGATTGCATAACAGTGTTATATTT